CGTTGTCAATGAAGAGTCCCATTCAAAACAAGCCCCATCGTGAATAAGACAGATAGCCTTATCACCAAAATTATCAATAGACCACATGCCCGGTTCTAATACCAAGTCACCAGATGCAGCCTCACCCCATGCAACAAAGTCTGAAGAATTTGTAACTGTGGCACCACTAGAGTGTCCTGATCTTGTAGAGTTTCTAACAGCTCTTGTAATACCAGTCAAATCATTACCAGAAATCCCTGTGTAAGAAATTTCTTCATTTCCTACTTGAATAAAATTTGTACCTGAAGATGGGAATTGAGAGGCATCTGTTAAAGTAATAGAAGTTCCTGATCCACCAGTGCCGTTTGCATCATCCAACAAAGCTCCATTTAAAGTCGTAGTGATTGCAGATGTATCTTCTCCTCCCCAAGATCCAAGGCCCCAACCAAAACCTTTTGCTTGAACCGCTGGACCTACAGTAAAATATTTTTGAACTCTAATACCTCCAGATGTGGTTGCACCAGAGCCTGTTTCATTTGAAGGCATTGTAATTGTAAGAGTTGTAGTTGTGGGTGTCGAAGCAACCATGAATTTTTTATTATCAAAATCTGACGAACCGAAATTAGAATTTGTTATTGCAGTAAAATTGTCTAATAATAGTATATCTCCAGGAGCTGCATTATGTGCGCTTGAAAAAGTTATTGTCACAGTCGGTGATCCATTAGTTGTGCTAAATGCACTCGTTAAAGTTGTGGTCGTTTCAATAGGATGAATATCATAGAAAACCCCTCCAGAAAAAGCATATAAGATTCTATTTGTCCCTATAATGGCATATCTTCTACCAAGACTGTTTATATAATGATGTAAACCTCTACCTGCTCCTGTAAGCTCATTTTCGTTTTCAGTTCCTAATTGTTTCCAACCCCCTATTTTTTCTGGTATACCGTATCTAAAACGTACGTTATCACAATCTACCCACTGACCCTCAGCTCCTGTGGGGGTAATTTGTTTATTAATACCGGGTTGGAATCCTAATTTTTGTAACATAAAAAAACCTTTGATATAACTCATTTATATTATATAGTAAATATATAGAGAATGAAAGATACAATATAATGTCCTTTGACCATAAAATATCCGATTTAAAGTATAGGATTAATGGTTTAATCCCTAAAGCTACTTGCACAAAAATAATAGATATTTTTGAAAAAAATTCAAAATTACTTAAAAATAATGGTTATGGAACTGAAAGCAGCTATAAATTTAAAACAGGCAAAATTGAAAAAGACAATTTTGAGTGTTTAAATTTATGCGTTGTAGAAAATCCTAACGAAGAAATAGAGTACGCTTTAAATGAGGCTAAAAGATACATAGCTATAATGATAGCCAATTATGTGCTTTACATTAAGACTAAAAAAATATGTCCTGATTTTAATGATAGATTAATTAAATCTAGCGATAATATAAGAATTTTAAAATATAGTGTTGGGTCATACATCAGTGACCACTCTGACGTAGGTGGCCCAATAAGAGCTTCCTGTACTTTAAACTTAAATGAAGACTATGAAGGAGGAGATTTTAGATTCTTTGATGGTTTAATAAAAGACTCTTTTAAGACAGGAGATGCAATGTTATTTCCCGCTGAACCTGTTTGGATTCATGGAACAGAACCTGTAACCAAAGGTGCCAGGTATTGCATAAATTGTTTTTTACAAAAATGATTACAAAAATTAATACAAACATACCTAAAAATACTAATCAAAAAATTTTAGATTATTTATATGCTTCAAAGGGCTGGTACTTTGGATTTGATGAAAACAACCATATGAATAAAGACAAAAAAGATGCAGGACTTTTAAATGTTTCTTTTAAGGAAGATGGAGAATACTATCCCAATAATATATTAAATACGTATGCTGATATTATTTTTGACATAGTTGAAAATAATTCTTTTATGAAGTTTAAAAAAATAAATAGAATATATTGGAACTGGTATCATCCTGGAAGTGTGATGCAATTTCATATGGACAATAAAGAAGATAATAAATTTTCTATAATATATAATCTACACGATAGCGATGGTGGCACTGAATTTAAAGTTAATGATAAAATTACTTTTCATAAATCATTAGAGTCTGAAGCGATTCTTTTTCCAAGTAAATTATATCATAGAGGCGTGGCACCTATAATAAATTTAAACAGATTTTCTTTAAACATAATGTTAGAAATATAATGGATTATTTAGAAGCTATTGTCACATTAAATAATATGGTTAGTGAAGATTTTTGTAAAAAAATAATTAAATTTTCAGAAAAAAATTGCAATGAATATTTACATGTTGGAACTGAAAAAATTTATAATAAAGAAATAAGAAATGTTTTGGGTTATTATTTAGATTTTAAAAAAGACGAATTAATATTTAAAGAGATACGAGAAGAAATAGAAAGAGCCCGTAAATTATATGAAGCAAAATTTCCCCATCTTACGCTTAGTAAGATAAATCAAATCGATTTATTAAAATATGAAAAAGGTGGTAAATTTGATTGTCACGTAGATACCTCTACAGATCCTACTAGAATTTTAAGTGTGATTTTTAATTTAAATAAAGATTATGAGGGAGGAGATTTAGTTTTTGAAGATCAAAAAAATAATATAGTAAAACGAATTAAATTAGAAACAGGGTCTGTTGTATTTTTCCCTAGTAATTTTATGTATTCACATGGTGTAACACCGGTGACAAAAGGAACAAGATATAGTATAGTGGCATGGTTACAATAAAGGAGAGAGAATGTTATTTCAAAATATAGAGTTGTACGAAACAGATAAATTTCAATATTTATTAATTCACAAAAATGGATCAAGTAGTGTTAGAGAGTGTATAAAAGATTTAAACCCTACCGTTACTCAAAAAGTAAATTTTCAAAAAGTTAGGTGGACAGTAATTAGAGAACCTTATAATAGATTTGTTTCAGGTCTAAAATATGATTTAAAAAGACATGGTTTAAAACAAGATGAAGTAGATTATGATTCTCTGCATACTTCTAAAGTAAATATATTTTCAAGAGAGCAAGGTAATGTTAATCACAGCTCTTCACAAATTCCATATTTAATAAACACTCATATTAATTGGTATGTTCAATTGAAAGATTTACCTACTTTTTTAAAAATGCATTTTGGTAAAGTGGAGCATATAAATGTTAATAAAGAAAATGACGACTATGAAAAATTAAATTTACAATTAGAAGCGCCTGAAGTTCATAAATATTTAGAGTTAGACTATTTTATATATTGGCAAATAATTCATTCTCCTTATTTATGGAAATGGCAACAAGGAAAAATATTTTAAAAAAGTATAGGATGAATTCATTAAAACCGAACTTATCAGATACTCAATTTTTTGAGTTGTATGTAAAAGACAAAAACTGGCACCCTTTACAAAATCATGGACTTATTGACAATGAAATTAAATTGCAAGACAGTGATAAAGATTTTCCAAATCAAATAATTTCTTATTTAAATTTATTTAAAAATATAGAAATAAATAATCAATCTATTTTAGATATAGGTTGTGGCTGGGGAAGAGGTACGCATACAATTAAAAAATATTTTAAAGAATGCTATGTAATGGGTACGGACATAGATTATTCTTATGTAAATTACGCAAAATTAAATTTTAAAAACTGTGACTACATGCAAGATAATTTATTTAAAACTAAGCTAAAAGACTCATCATTTAATTTTATAATCTTAAATTGCTCTATGCATTTTTTTTACGATCAAGATAAAGCTTTACAAAATATACATAAAAAGTTAAAACATAATGGAAAGGTATTAGTAACTGATTTGTGGACGAAAGAAACATTTCTTATTTTTTTACAAAAATGTAAAGAAAATGGATTAAAAATTTTAAGTGTAGAAGATCAAACAAAAAATACTGTTGAATCTATGAAAGAAGATATATCTAAAACTTTTTTAAAATTTAAAAATAAAGTAGATGACGAATCTATAATTGCTTTTATAGATATACAAAAAGAAAGATTACAGTTGTTTAAAGAAAACATAAATAGACATTACAAATTTGTCATACAATAAAACATGATATTAGCGTTTCAAATACCAAATAAATTATATTACATACAAAATTTTTTAGATTACGAAACATACAAAGAAATGCATCATCAAGTTTTTAGAGATAAAAAAATTAATTTAGAAACAACTCAACATGAATGGCAGAAAGGTTTGTTACATGGACATAAAAATTTTACTAAAAAAACTCAATTTAATAGTGACCAATATTTTTTAAAAAAAATAAAAACATTGTTACAAGACAATTCTTTACACAAAATAGAATGTGATAATTTTAATTTTGTACTTCATTCTATGGAGGATGGTGCCGGTATTAATTGGCATGATGATGGTTCCTATGAATACGGAGTTACTTATTATTTAAATAGAAGATGGAATCCTAAATTTGGTGGAGAACTTTTATTTTCTGATAATAGATTTAGTGGTTTTATACCAGTTACAGGAAACTCTTTACTTATCTTAAAAACTCCTGTATCACATAAGGTATCAGCGGTTACTAAACCATTGGTGCCTAGAAAAACAATACAGATATTTATTAATAAATGATGAAAGAAAAGACAGGAAAAATAGAAAATTTTATTGGCATATATGATAATTATATTACTGATGAAATGTGTCAGAACGCTATAAGATTATTTGAGAATCAAAATAAATTAAACAAAACTTTGAACAGAGTTGGTGGAGAAAATGCATCTGTTTTAGATAAAAAAGATAAACAATATTTTGCTCAAGGAAATAACATTGATGTTTGGTGGGATGAATTAAAAGAATTAATTTTTAATTTTGATTTAGCATGGAAAAACTATGTATTAAATGTTGGTGCTGCTAAAGCATACGGAACTCCTTTTCATTACACTAATTTAAAAATTCAAAAAACACTTCCTACAGAAGGTTACCATGTATGGCATGTAGAACATAACCAAGGTTTTCATAATGAAGCTAGAGCATTTGTTTTTTCTATATACTTAAATGATGTAGAAGATGGTGGAGAAACAGAGTTTTTAAATTTTTCAAAAAGAGTAAAACCTAAAACTGGTAGAATAGTTATTTGGCCTGCTGGTTTTCCATATGTTCATAGAGGTAACTCTCCCTTATCTGGTGAAAAATACATAATAACATCTTGGATGATGCTTAGACCATGATTAAAATTATTGAAAATTTTTTTGAAAAAAAAGATTTAGAAATGGTTCAAGATTTTGCTTTGAACAAAGCGTTTTATGTTCCTCAATATTTTGATGGTGCAACTATAAAAAATAAAAAAAGTCATTATGGCAATAGATTTAAATTACCAAATAACCCTGAACTACTTGAGTTATTTACAAAACAAGCAGAATCTAAATTTAAAATAAAAATAAAAAAGCTTAACGAAAATTCAGGTATTGATTTAAGAAACTTAGATCATTTTAAACCACATACTGATCATAGAACTCCAGCAAAAATTAATATCTTAATTATGTTATCAGGACCAACAGCAGTGACTAATGGAACTGTTTTTTACGTAGGAGAAGAGGATAATTGTAGTTTAGATATGCACGTAGGATTTAGAGAAAACAGAGCGGTATTATTTCCCTCGGACAAAATACATTCACAACACGCTAGTGTGGTGCCTAATTTAAAAAGATATACTTCTACTTTATTTATTGAAGATTACGAGGATGTATAAGAAGTAGGTCTTTCACCTATTCTAGAAATTTTTTCAGCTTCAGTTTCACCATCTACGTTGTCATTATCCCAATCAGATTGTAAAAAAGTTAAATGTATTGCATCCCATTTATTACTAAACTGACTTATGTCTCCAAGATTAGCATCTGCATAACTCGTATGGGGAGTAGTATCTCTATATTCAACTTCATCAGATGTATTTGATGTGCCATATTGAATGGCCCAAATATTAGAAAATTTAGCATCATTCCAAAAAGCGTCATCGTCTAAAACTTTATACCCTACTCCAGTTCCCGCACCTTCATCGTAGTTTTTAATTATTTTTTTATCTTCAAATACAATTGTCCAATTTGCGTTAGTAGCCATTTTTTCTCCTAAGTTTTAATAATATAAATTAATGCTAAATAAGGTTGAATTACTGAACTTGCACTCCCTGTGTAACTTGCACTAAGATTATGTTGGTGAGCACTACCCGAACCTGAATTACCTGTGTTCATTGTAGGTGTATATCTACCATCATTTCCATAAGCAACAATAATTCTAGAAACGTTACTATGTGGTCCAAATCTAGGCATTGTGTGATCGTGAGAGGCAAGTTGTGCTTCTGATAAAGTAGCGTTAGCTGTGGTTCCACTAACGGAACCTGTTGAAGCTACTGTGTTTGCCCCACCAGTTGATGCTAAAGCTTTGTTGTTAGATTTTCCAATTGCCACATTATCAGCTAAATTAGGCACGTTAAAAGTTGATGAACCATCTCCAGCTCCATAAGTCGTACCTATAACGGCAAATAATGCAGAGTGAGTTGATCTTGATACGGCTGAACCATCACATTCTAAAAATCCTGATGGAATAGATGAATCCGACCATGGCACAATAGTTGCCGTAGGAATCCCTTCGATACCTGTAAGGTTTGCTCCAGTAAAATCGTATTTTGTTGCTTCGTAATTTGACATATTATTTCTCCGTAAAAGTCCATCCTATATTTGAACCAGAAAAAACTAGTCCAAAAGATGCTCCCTCAGTATTTACAACTAAATCTGATGATGCATTAACTATTTTAGAACTATTTCTACCGACAGTCAATGCGTTAGAATCGAATGTAAATCTTGAGTCTGCAAAGTGAACTTCGTCTCCGATTGCGGGTGATGCAGGTAATGTGATTGTTACAGCACCACTATTTGTATCAACAAATAATTTTGCACCTGCTTGAACAGTTTCAGCTGCAGTAACTGTTCTCCATTTTCTATATTCGTTTGCTTTTTCTATATTCGTACCATCTGAATATAAAACATAACAATTACCTTCACAAAGTAATACACCTGTTCCTGATGCTGTTTTAAAAGTTAACGTATTTCCTGCATGATCAGTTCCATCAATAACATTGAAAACTTTTTCAATACTATCTGGTAAAGTAACTGTTCTATTTGCTGCTAAAGTTCCAGTAAATTTTAATGTTGCATTTCTGGCATTTGAAACTGTAGCGTCACTCATAGCTAAAGTAACGTCTGCTGATGCCACGTCAATAGATTGATACCCAGCAATAGCCTGTTGAACCAAATTTAAATTATTGTTAGTTTTTGTTCCCCAAGTACCGGCATTTTCACCAGTGGCCATTAGCTCCAGTTTTAAATCACTAGAAAATGTAGATGCCATAATTTTTTCTCCTATGCAACGTCACTATACGTTATATTTGAACCTGTTGCAACATCAGAATAACTAGTATTTGAGCCTGTTGCAACATCTGTATATGATGTATTTGAACCAGTGTCAACGCTTGAATATGCTTGAATTCCAAAGCCAGTTGCTGTGCCAAATGCAGCCACAGAGGATGTTGCCACTTGCCCTGTTAATCCCATCGTTTGATCATTAGGGTCTAACGCACCAACAGCAGATGTTACAGATCTTCCTGTTAAACCCATAAATTGATCTGCAGGATCGATTGCACCAATAGCAGAAGTTAAAGCTTGACCTGTTAAATCTATAATAGGATTTGAATTTGTTGTTACGGTTCCTAAAGATAGTGTTGTGCTTATTCCAGTTAAACCCATTACGTCTGCAGGTGCTAAGGCACCAACAGAGGATGTTGCTGCTTGTCCTGTTAGACCCATTACTTGATCTGCCGGATCTAATGATCCTTGTGAAGATGTTAATGCTTGTCCAGATAGGGTTAAATCTACATCACCAATAATTGTAGGATCACCAACACTTGTTGTTGCAGATTGACCTGTGATCCCCATAACATCTGCAGGTGACAAAGCTCCAACAGAAGAAGTTGCAGCTTGACCCGATAATGTTAATGCAACATCATTTGCTCTGCCGTAAGCTTCCTCTCCCCAACCATCACGGCCCCAACCAACCTCATTATAAGCTTCTAAAGTTCCTAAAGAAGATGTTAATTGAAAACCATCTATTTCAAATGTAGTGTTAGCTAAATCACCATAATTACCATTTCCCCAGGTTATACCGCCCCAACCTGTTGCTGGAAAAGCGTCTACTGATCCTAAAGTCGAAGTTAAAGATAAACCTGTTACAGGAACTGTAGTTCCAGCTTGACCCCAATCTTCAAAACCCCAAGTATCTCTTCCCCAACCTGTTTCAGAATAAGCATCTAACGCACCTACATTAGATGTGGCTGATTGACCTGTTATTGAAATAGTTGCTACACTAGATTGCCAAGAATTAGCACCCCAAGAGTGTTGTCCCCAGGTAGTTGACATAAGGAATTCCTCCTTATGCTATTCTTATAATAGCGTTTGATGCGTCTGCAGTTGGAAATTGAATTGTGAAAGTCCCACTTGTTACTGTCTTGTCGGAACCAAAATCAATAACTACACATGCGGGATCACCTGATGCTGAATCATTAAAAATTAAACAACCTCTAGCAGTAAAAGAAGCAGAAGTAAAACTAGTGTCTGCAAAGTCACAAACTGCAGTTGTGCTAGATGCAACTGGTGTTACGCTTGTAAGAGCATTTCCTTTTGCTGTGTAACCAGATCCAGAAACTTCTTCTGATGTAGTATACGCAGTTGTTGCTGCGCCTAAAGATGCTGAACTTGTATATAAAGCTAAATTAAAAGTGTTTCCAGACGATGCTGTAAAATTGTGAACTCCTTTTAAAAGTTCTACTTTAAAACTTGTGCAAACTGCCGATGTTATTGCCATAATTTATCTCCTATGGGTTTGCTGAGGTTACTGGTATTCGAACAGCGCCATCTGTATAGTCATCTCTTCGTCTTCTACCAACTTGCTCATTAGCAAACTTCTGTACCTCTTGTTTATATTTATTTTCGTAAAGTGTCAACATATCAATTGGACCTTTTAAAAAACCATATGTCTCTGATAAACAACAATATAATAAACCATTTGGAAAATTAAGACTTATATAGTTAGTATCATTGTTTTCTAAAAGAACAGGCATTTTGTTAAAATGTATTCTAAATTTATAGGCTTGATCTGGAGTTGGCGCTACAGCTATACGTCCCGATGTAGTATCAGACTCCCCTGTTGCTCCACCATACATAGCATAATACTTAGGTTTACCTCTTTTTGAGGACTCTGTAGACGGAACATATTGTTGTAAATACGTATAATCTTTTTTTTCTAAATAATCATTAGCACCTGTAATAGCACTTGTAGAATCATAAACTTGTATGCTTCTTACAAATAAACATCCC